ATGGTTTTATCAGTGAGTTGGTTTCGAAAATTTTTGAGTAGGATTTGTCCCCATTGGACGACTTCGATCTATTGGCTTATACTAATAAAGAAAATTGGTCCTAATCAAAATAACACACATATAGATTGAACATATATCAGTAATTAAGGGCAACATCAAAACAGGACTACAAGGGGTCTAGTGTATTGATGGTTAAAAGTGGAGAAGTTTACACAAGCGATACTGATTTCAATGTGCGGAGGGGATATCTATGTGACTAAGAATCTAGGCCGAGAGCTGTTATGAACCCAAGTAAATATAAAGTTGGATTAATGGCAGCTATTTAAAGTGCTTTTTGGAATTACATCAAATTGGCTTGTCCTGGATTTGTTTAAGGACTCAATAAGTAATAATAAATTGAGTTAATATAAGATAATATTTCTGAAGACTGGGTTAGTATTTCAATGGATGGATCCGCATTTGATTCATCATAATATGAAAAACTACAAAAATATGTTGACAATCAATTTTGGATATAAATTAAACCTTTGATACTGAGAATCCTGACAAATCATGTCAATTCAGGTTTAATACAAAATGTCGACATTGTCTTAGATAATCTTATGGAATCGTTGTTAAACACTAAGAATTTAGTATTTACACGATTGCCAGGTGTCAATGGTAGTCCATGGCCAAAACATGTAACCCATCAATTCTATAGAGATCATTCTCGAGAAGAAAATCCGTGGATCAATTATGTATACACAGAGGTTACAGGCACCACTTTTTCTGGATTATCAACAAGAACTACACTCGGAAATACATTACGCTCGCTATGTTATACTTATTACTATGCTGAATAATGTGGAATATCAAGGAATAAGATGTTTGTAATGGCATCAGGTGATGATGTAGTTTTGTTTTGTGATCCACAGATCAAGGATGAGTTAGTTTAATCAATATTGTCTCTCACGTCTAGAACGAAAGATGACCAAACTGGTATTGGGTTAGGCCAGTGTCTCAAGACATGTAATGTGGGGAAATTTTATGATATTGATTTCTGTTCCAAGGTATTTTATACTCCTGATGGTTCTTTATCTTAGCT